AGTTAAATAATTATAATTATTGTCATTAACATGTTTATCAAAATTTAAATCTTCCATTATTTTAATAATTTCTGTATTACTTTTTTTACGTAAATCTATTTTATCATCTAAATTATATTGAATAAATTTAGCTTTATTACTTAATAATACAATTTCTTTGTTTAATTTATCAATTAAATAATCTTTTCTCTTTTTATAAAATTCTAATCTAATTTTATAGTAATCATCAATAATACTATATACATTTTCATATTTGCGAAGTTGTTCTTTTTCATTAAATAGATGCATATTTGTAGTACTTTGAGTTGTGTATAATTTTAAGTATTTTTGAATACCATTTAAATTATAATCATGTTTTTCATTAATTAATTTAATTAATGTTCCTGGATAAAATTGAATATCAAATTCAACATCATGATCAGTTGACATATCATTAAAATCTTTTATATAACTTTCTACTTTTGATTTTGATTCTTTATTAGATTTATTATCTAGTAATGATTCTAAAAATTCTTTATAATCTTGTGTCCATGTTCCAATAGGTAATTCTGTAATTTTAATTTTATCTTTATCAATAAATTCATATTTTCCTTTAATAATAAACTTTTTATCATCAATCGCTTCTATTGTACCTTTAAAATTTTTATAATATGGTTCAATTTTTATTGATTTTTGTTCTACTTCACTAATTTTATTTAAAAGACCTTCAATATAACTTATTATTTGTAATGGATTATGACACATAATATCAGTGCTAAATCCAGTACCAATTCCTTTTGAACCATTTACTAAAATCATAGGAATAATTGGCATATAATAAATTGGTTCTACAGAATCACCATCATCTTCTAAATATGTTAAAATATTATCATCTACTTCTGGAAAAATTTGTCTGGTAATATTGTTTAATTTTGTAAAAATATATCTTTCTGATGCATCATCTTTACCGCCCATAAGACGTGTGCCAAATTGTCCATTTGGTAAAAATAAATTAATATTATTTGAACCAACAAAATTTTGAGCCAATCCAACGATAGCTGCATTTAAACTGGCTTCACCATGATGGTAACCAGAATGTTCGGAAACATAACCACTTAATTGAGCAACTTTGATTTCATTATTAAGTTTTTTCTTAAAAGCTGAAAATAAAATTTTTCTTAAACTAATTTTTAAGCCATCACATAAATTTGGTATAGAACGATCATTGTCATATTTTGAAAAATGAATCATATCATTATGAATAAATTCTTCATATGTCACATTATTTTTTGATGTATTTAAATAAATATTTCTATCATAATTAGAAAGCCAATCTTTTCTATCATTTGGTCTTTTTTTATTAAAAACCATATCTATTGTTTCACTTGTATTATCTGTATTATTGAAAAATACAATTTTTTTATTTGAGAAATATTCTTTAAATTCTTTACTTGTACTTGTACCTAAACCTTTGTAATATTTAATATCCCATTTACTAATATCAATATTGTTTTTAGATTTCCATTCTTCATATTCTCCATTATTATAAAAATCTAATATTTCTTTTCCTTTTCTAGCTTTTAAAATAGGAGTATTCATATAACCAATAAAGTTTGGAATTTTAATTAAAGAATTCCATTCACTGTCTATCATGTTAATTCCAAGACCTTTAATATGACTTCCATCTAAATCTTGATCTGTCATGAATATAATTTGTCCATATCTTAATTTAGTTTTAACAGTCTCTTCAGTATATTTTTTTCCATGTTCCAGACCTAATATTTGTTTAATTTCATTAATTTCTTTATTTGAACTAATTTTAGATATAGTTTCTCCGCGAATATTAAACATTTTACCTTTCATCGGATAAACACCAATGTAATTTCTATCTTCTCTAGAAAGACCAGAAATAATTCCAGATTTGGCTGAATCTCCTTCACATAAAATTATTTTACATAAATGAGATTTTGAAGTTCCTGCTAAATTAGCATCTGTTAATTTAGGTAAATCTTTAATATTTTTACATTTATTACCATCTGTTTTTTTAACATCTTTATTTTCTTTAATTTCAGTTAAATTACATGCTGTATTCATTATTCCCATTTTAGCAATATTTTCAATAAATTTATCACTGACACTGCAAGATGAACCAAATTTACTTACAGGAGTATTTAAAAATTCTTTACTTTGACTATCATAACTAGGATTTTCAATATCACATCTTAAAAATAAGAACAATTGCTCTTTAATTACTGATGGTTTAACATCAACTTTCTTTTTCTCTTTAATATATTTTGTTATATTTTTAATAATTTGATTAACAATATAATCGACGTGTTTTCCACCTTTAGCTGTATAAATACCATTACAAAAACTAATGTGACAAAATTCTCCTTCTGGTGCTAAAGCAATAGCATATTCCCATCTTTCATTATATTGTTCATATTTAAATTCATTTTCACCAACAATTTTTTTTACATATTGTTGAAAAGTCTTAATTGGAATTATTTCTGAATTCAATTTAACTTTTATATTTTTATCTGTAACAGCTGCAATATCATAAATTCGTCTTAATAATAAATTATGAATATCTTTAGTGATTCCATTTTCTAATTGTAATCTTTTATAATCTGGTTTAAATTGAATTTTAGTATATGATTTATTTTTGCATTTAGTAATTGTTGGTTTTTCAATAACAGATAAATTATCTTTAAATTCTTGAACATATTTTAATCCTCTCGTATGATCAATCGTTTCAATTTTTCCCCAAGTAGACCAAATTAAAACTAGTTTAAATCCAAATCCATTTTTTCCACCAATAATTTTTTTTTCTTCTTTATTATAATTTGTTGATGTTCTAAGATGTCCAAAAATAAGTTCAGGAATCCAAATTTTATATTCAGGATGTTCGGTAACATCAATTCCGTTACCATCATTAATCATTGTTATTACTCCTTCGTCATTTATACTAATATCAATATATGATACAGGTACAATATTTTCTTTACCTTCATTAATTTGTTGTTGCATTCTGATAACATGGTCTCTACAATTAACAATACCTTCATCAAATAATTTATATAATCCTGGACTATATAATATATTTTTTTTAACAATATTATTTTCATCATCGTTAAAAATAAATTCATTTGATTCTATTAATTCAACTGAACCTATATAAGTATCTGGATTGTCAAGAATATGTTCTCTATCCGATTTTTTTTGATACTTTTTTGATATAGTTTCATTGGTAGTCATTTATTAAAATATATGTTTGTAATAATTTTAAATTATTTTTAAAAATCAATTTTAGAAATATAATAATATTTTATATTTTAAAATATATAATATTATTAATGGCAACTTCGTGTTTAAAATTAAATAATACAATATCAGTTAATAATAATAAATATATTATTGATGAATCTAATAATCAATATGATGTTTTTTATAATATTAATAATAATTATTTTATTAAAAATATTCCAAAAAAATATCCTTTGACCTTTTATATTAATACTTCAGACCAATCATTATTACACAAGTTACCTAATATAATAAATTTTGAAACAAATAATAATGATGAAATAAAAATATATGTTTCAAAAGGAAATGATATAAGTTTTAATAATGGTGATTATTTTAGATTTTATGATGAAAGTTATAATTTAATAAATATTGATACTAATTACTTAAATTCAGATATAACTATTAATAGTTCTGATAATTTTTACTTTATGAGTAAACAAAAATATAAATTTATAGCTGGAAAAGAATATTCTACAGATAGTATTTTTAAAATTGAATATAATGGTATTACAGAATCTTTAGATAATTTAGATTCTAGTTTTATTTTTATAATAGATGAGAATGCAAATAATTCAACACACAAAATTTCTTATTATGATAAAGATAATAAAGAAAATACAGAAAGTTATTTAAATATTTTAATTGATTCTAGTGATAATAAATATTATTATGGAGATATTTCATTTACAATATTTTCTACATACAAAGATTTTTCAAATAGTATTTTTATTTCAATAAAATCATTTGATTCTACTGTATTAAATATAGATTTTATAAAATATAATGAAAATTGTGATTATATTGTTAAAGAAATTAGTCAATATTATCAAGATTTGTTAAAACAAAAAATTATAACATTAAATAAAGTTTCAAAAGCTAAATTTAATAATATACTAAAATTTTATGAATTTAATGATGAACAATATCAAGAGAATAATCCAAATATATATAAAGGTACAAAATATTCTGATATAAGTAATTCGCAAAATAACGTTTATGATTTTAAATATGGAATATATGACGAAACATATATAATTTTTAATATAGATAAAAATTTTCCCATAGCTATAGAAACAAATAATTTTATTACTATAGATAGTAATTATAGATATACAAAGTTTTATAATACAGTTGAACCCAAAATTGCAGCATTAACTGGAGAATATTCAACCTATAATTATTATTATGATTCTTTAAAATTAATTGTAAAAAATTCTGAAACTAATTATCAAGATTTGAGTGTAAACTTTTTTATTCTTGATATTTCCAATGAAATAATAATTGATAATCTATATACTTCAAACAATAAATTTGTTTATGATATAAAATGTAGAAATCCAGACCAAGTAAATAATATAGATAAATTTACTGATATAAGTTTTATACTTTTTAATCAAAAAGGTGAAAAATATTATTTTGAAGATAGATTAAATCCTAAAAATATATTTAAACTTAATATATTTTCACAATATATTGAACAAGAATTATCCTTTTTAGTATATGATTTATACGGATACAATATTTCTGATAGAGTATTAATTAATATACCACATATAAATTATGATAGTACAGGATATAATGAAAATATAGTATCATATTATGTTAATGATTATGAAGACATATCTAAAATAGCTTTGAGAAAAATTGAAATTTTTAAAGGACCATTTATAGAAATAAATTCTGATATTAGCTATATATTTCAAAATAATAATTTATATACTAATATAATTAATATAAAAAATAATAGTTTATCAAATAATTATGATTTATTAAATAATATTGATGTATACTTTTTTGATAATTTGCAAAATAAAATACAGTTACCATATGAAATCTATTATAAAAAAAGTGATAGCCAAGAAATAAATGAAATAATAGATTATAAAATTAATTCTTCTTCTTTGAATAATTATTTATCATTTTATTTATTTAATACTTATGGATTAATACAAAATGATATAAGTTATAATTATTATATTTCTGATAATATATTATTTAATTATTTATACGATGAAACAAATAAAAGATTATTGATTGATACAAATGATATAAAATTTATAGATATAAGTGATATACAAATTTCTTCAAGTTCAAGTTCAAATTTAAATAATAATGAAATACTAGATAAAGTTAATATTATTTCTTTTAACGATAATGAAATAGCTTTTAATGAAAATATTTATAATAATTCAAGTAATAATATAAATTCTTTTAAAATTCAATCATCAACAAATGATAATTTTATTTTATATATAGATAAAATTTTTATAGATATTTCTAATGTTAACAATATTAATAAAATATTATATAGATTAATATTAGTAAAAAATTTTGAAGATATAAGTTATAATATAGAAATAAAAAATATAACAAATGAAATTTTTGATGTAACAATAACAAATAATAATGATAACAATTGGTTAAATATAGCTGGAACATTCAATAAAAAAAATATATTTAAAAATTTTAATAAATTACAGGATATAATTTTATATGATCAAATAGATATAAGAATTGTAAATAATTATGAATTGTATATTAAACCTCTAGGATTAAAGAATGATGATATTATAAAAAAATATATTTTTAATAATTTATCTGATGAATTTAGTTTTACAGATTTGGTATTAGATAGTGATATATCAAGAGTGATAAATGTAAATATTTATGATAATACTCCACCTAATATAAGTTTTGTATTAGATAATCCAATTTTTTCATCAGGCTCTATAAATAGAATAGAATATACTATTCCATTATATGAATCTGATGAAACAAAATTATTTAATATAAAGAATGATATTTTTTTAACAAATATAGAAAATAATTTTAGAAATATACCAACAATTTATTATACAGATGATAGAGATTTAAGTATTGCTGATAATAAATTAAGAAATAGTGATTTAAGCTATACTATAATTTTGCCACATGATAATTATGACTTAGATACAACAAATCATACAATTAAAATAACTTCACCCCAAGCTATAAATGATATAAGTATTAATTATTCTTTAATAGATAAGTCAAATAATAAATCAAATATTATAACTTTATATTTATTATTTAAAGATATACCAATATTAGAACTTTCAAAGAATTCTTTTTCTACTACTAATTATGATAAATATGATGTAAATACAGATTTAAGTTTTATAGAGCCAGGTATATTTGTAGATGGTAATTATATAGATGTATCTAATGAATCTTTAATTATAAACTATATTGAAGATAATAATAAAATAAATGATTTTTTGTTTAATAATATAACAATCAATAGCATCGACATTTCGTATAGAATTTTTCAAAATTTTTCTAGTAATATTAGGGATAACAATGTTGATATTTCAGCATCATTATATCATTTAGGACAAGTTTCAAATTATGTAAATCCAATGTATAATGTTACTTATCAAATAAAACGAAATGATGATATTGCAACTATAATAAGAAATATATTAATTACTGATGAAAAGCCTCCAGTAATTAAATTTCCCAATTTTGATTTTTCATTTATAGATTTTTCAAATAATAGAGCAATTATAGAAACAAGAATAGATGATTCAAAAAATTATTTAGATTTTGATGATGATAGATTTTTATATAAAGATTTATCTTTTTCAGTATTTACAGAATTTGATAAATTTGCTAAAGTTATAAATTCTTTTAATGTAGAAGATAATTACTATAGTGATGTAGATACAAAATATAAAGTTAGTGTTCAAAAAGGAGGTATTGACTATAATTTTGATAAATATATATTTCAACAATTGCAAATTTTATCGAAAGGACTTTTTAATCAAGAATTTAATAAAGTAAATGCAAAAACAAATATATTATCCAACATTAATGATATTTCTGATATTTATATTAAATATGAATTTTCAGATCCATTAAACAGTAAAACAATACAGCGAAAATTAAATATAATTGATAATGAAAAACCTAAAATTTTATTTGAAAAATTATCAAATGATTATATTTTTTATGAAAAAGAACCTACTAATTATAAAGATTTTAGCTATTTAGCGATTGATATTGAAAACGACAACAATAAACAAATAGCGATTAGAGAACTAAGTAATATATTATTTAATTTTGTTATTACTGATAATTATAGTAATAATCAATATGATAATTTGCATGAAAATTATAATATAACTATAAAAAAAACAGGTGCATCAACAGAACTTATTTCTAATATTAAAACATATCATGATATAAGTGATAATATTCATATATTAACAGATTTAAGTGTTATTAATATGAATTATGATATAATTTATGAAATTTCCGATAATCAATTTAATTCAGACATCATAACAAGAAATTTAAAAATAATAAATACAAAACAACCAATTATTGAATACAAAGATGGTAATACAGATTTTATTTTAAGATATGATTTTGGAGACACTGATTTTAGTTTTAATAATTTATTTAATTATTATCATGAGAGATTATCATATCCAATAGAATTGAGTTATAATTTATCAGGTATAGAAAATATAAATACTTTATTAAGTGATATAGTATATGATCCAAGTTCAATTATATATAGTATTCCAGATACACAAAATGGCAATGAAAAAGTAAAATCATTAAATTTACCAGTATATTCATATATTCCAAATTTAGATATTTC